AAACAATTCAGTATGAGGGGAATGATTACTGGATGTCAAAAGAGAATGCTGAAAAACTTTTTGGTATAAAGATCCCAGCTGATGATCATACAATTACTGGAGATCAGGGTGAGGAACGTGCTGAAGGGGTTTCTGTCGATGAGGGTGCTGATCTCTATAAAGATAAGGTTTGGTTAAGAGATGTTTATATCCATACTGAAAATCAGCTGGTTACTTATTCTGTTAAAACTGGAACTCTGCTCCGGACCCTTGATTGGGATGGCCCAAAAGGCGGCCCATATCATGTGCTTGGATTCTCTGATGTTCCTGGCAATTTAATGCCGATCCCTCCCGTTGCTCTTTGGTTGGATCTGCACGAACTCGGAAATGCGCTGTTTCGGAAACTTGGTAGACAGGCAGATAGTAAAAAGACCGTTGCTGCTTTCCACAGTGATGATGATGGCGTAGAGAGCCTGAAAGCTGCAAAGGATGGCGATGGTATCAAGTACAACGGCCAAAAACCTGAAAATATCACGGTTGGTGGAATTGACAATCCTACTCTGGCTTTCTTCCTGCAGGTGCAGGATCTCTTTGATTATTTCGGCGGTAACTTAAATTCTTTGGGTGGGCTTGGGCCTGCGACTGATACGGTCGGCCAGGATAAATTAATCTCCGAAGCAGCTGGAGCACGTGCTCAGGATATGTCACAGCAAACAATCAAATTCGCAAAAGGGATCTTTGAGGCTCTTGCCTGGTATGAATGGACTGATCCGGTCCGGAAACGTGAAATAGAAAAACCTATCGGCAAAACTGGCCTTTCTGTTCCGGCAACATGGTCTGCAGAAACTAGAGAGGGGAATTTTCTTGATTATAACTTCGATATTGATGTTTATTCAATGCAGGATAATTCCCCAGCTACCAAGTTGCAGAAACTTGGCCAGGTTGTCCAACAGTATATTACTCCATTAATGCCTTTTATCCAGCAGCAGGGCGGAACAATAGATGTAAAAACAATCCTCAAAATGGTTGCTGATCTTGGTAATTTCCCTGAACTTGCCGACATTGTACAGTTCCAGGGCGCGCCTCCAGAACAGAGGCAGGTCTTTGGAGATGCAAACCCAAAACCAGCACAAACAACCAGGACATATGAAAGAATTAATCGGCCCGGTGCCAGTAGAGGCAGCCGGAATAATGTGCTCTCTCAGGTTTTGATGGGCGGAAACCCACAGCCTGCGGAAGCTGACACCCTTGGAAGGAGCGTAGACTAATGCAAAAATATCTCGGAGTCAAGTTTGTAGAAGCAAAACCAATGTCGCTTGGTGATTATAACAATCATAGAGGCTGGACTATCCCGGCTAATGAAGACCCTTATGCTCATGGATATTTAGTGAGATACCCAGATGGATATGAGAGCTGGTGTCCCAAAGGGCAGTTTGAAGCGGCTAACCGAATTACCAGTGGATTGTCTTTCGGGCATGCGATCGAGGCTGCGAAAAAAGGATCCAAAATAGCTCGTAGAAAATGGAATGGCAAAGATATGTTCGTTGTCTACATGCCGCCATTAGCATTGCCGCCGTACAACACTGCCGACACGTCTCGTAAAGTTAATGACCGAACAGCAAAGTTTATTGGGGAAGACCAGCCCCTTAATTGCCAACCGTATTTTGCGATGTTTAACGCACAGAAAGAATGGATCCCTGGCTGGTTGGCTTCACAGTCTGATATGTTGGACGACGATTGGTACATCCTGGAGGATGAATAGTGCCAGTATATTGCTACGAAACTGAAGATGGAACTATTATTGAGCGTGTATTCAAAGCAGGTGACGCTCCAAAACAAATTATTCTTTCAGATCCGGGCGAAGCTGAACGTGTGGCTAAAAGGAGCTTCCAGGCTGAAGGTGTTAAGTCTGCTTCTCCTTCAGGTTGGCCTATGACCTGTTGTGCTTCTGGTGTAAATGCCGAACAGGCTGGCGAATTAAGATCTCATTTCGCTGAGAAGGGGATCCCCACAGAAGTGACAAAAGACGGTGATCCAATTTATACAAGTTCTGCTCATCGAAAAAAAGCCTTGAAAGCAAGAGGCTTTCACGATAAAGATAGTTATAGCTAACTCAAAAAGGAGACTAAAACATGGATTGGATATTTGAACACTACTTGGAGATTTTCGCTATAATCGGTGCTGCTTATTCTCTGGCGCTGATGATCGTAAAGCTAACCCCAACTCCTGCAGATGATAAAGCTCTTGAACAGGTGGGTGGCATTCTGAAGTTCATTGGTAAAATCTTTGGACTTAATTTGACCCAAGGGATTGATACCAAGGCCCCTTCTGCTAAAAAGAAGAGGCAAAACAAAAACGTAGCTACTGTTCTTTTGTGTTTTTTGACTTATACCTTCCTGATGCTCCCGATGAGCTGTTCAACTCTGCAGGGGATTCGCGGGGATCCCCGGGCCGAATGTGTAGCCGCGCAAGAAACCTTTGCGGCTGTTGTCCGGAGCCTGGCTACGTTAAGAGCAGAAGGTGTCTTTAACGATGAAAGTGTTGAGAACATCACTATTCTGATAACTGAAGGCCGGGACATCCTGGAAAAATGGCATAAAGACGTTCTTGATGGCATCCCTATGGCGGAAACCAAAAAGAGCACTTTTCAGTCAATCATCACCAAATTAACCTCGTACAACGATGGAGGCAGGTAGTATGGATGCTAACAGTGTAAGCTTAATTTTAGGTCTGATTTGTGAGGGTGTTGGAGTTGCTTCTAAACTTACAGATCTGGCCCGTCGAGTAAGAGCCGGGGATATAATAACTGACGCAGAAATAATCGCTGCAAGGCAGTCTGTTACGGAGGCTGTTGACCAGTGGAACAAAGCCGGAGAGGAAAAATAAACCATGACCCAGGAAAATGCAGCCCAAAAAACCGAAGAAGACTTAAACAGCCCAGAAACATTAGCCTCTGAAATCGACGCTGGTGTTGATAATATAATGAGTGATCTTGCAGCGCAAAACGAAGGTGATGGCGACGGCCTGCCGGATAAGAGTGTTGTTGATAATAACAATCAGGATGGCAATGCCCCTGATGATACTAAAACTGACGAAATCAAGCCTGAAGACGTTAAGCCTGATGACGTTAAGTCTGATGATGTTAAGCCTGATGAAATCAAACCTGATGAAACCAAGCTTGACGACGACAAACCTGTCCCTGTCACGGATGTTCTCCTGACAAGAGCAGTCAAGGCTGGAATGTCTTTAGCAGATGCCAGAACCTTCCAGGATGCGGAAGCCCTGGAGAGAAACTGTGATCTGTTAGAAGTAAAAGATAAAACTGATGATAACAATCTTGCTAAAAAACAAGACGATATTGTGGTTGATCCTCTTGATGCAATCCCTGATCTTGACCCTGAAGAATATGATGAGAGTATCGTTAATGGGTTTAAGGCCCTTAAAGATATTGTCCGTAATCAGCAGGCCACAATCAAGGGGTTGGAGAAAAAAGGCGTAGAATCCTTAGAATCATCTTTTGATGCACAGGTTGATGCCTTGGACGGAGCTTATGCTAAAGCGTTAGGAACCGGGAAAGTGGATCCGAATAGTCCCCAAGCAAAGAAGCGCGGGGAATTACGCGATATGTATGACGTTCTAAAATCCGGGTACGAAGCAAAGAGCCAAAATGTCCCGCCTGATGATATTTTCAAACAGGCAGTCGGCTTGACTCTGAGCACGGAAATGAAGGAAGAAGCTGTCGCTAAAAAAGAAGAAATTCTGAAGACTCGAACGAATCAGCATACAGTTCGTCCAGGTGGTAAGAAAATTAATGCGAAGAATGATGCTTTTGACGAAGTTGCTCAAGAGATTGATAATAAATATTTTAAATAGCGAAAGGAGCCTACAAAATGGGTTTAGCTTTTAGTGAAATAGATGATGCTGTTCTGTTGACTCAGAATAAACTGATCAAGCGCGGTGCCTTCGTAGACATGCAGACTGATCTCACAGATCATGTCGCCGTCCGCGAAATGTGGAAAGGCCGCAAGAAAAAGTTTGAGGGTGGAGAGAATTGGGAATTTGAGGTCCAGATGGATCACAACCATTCAGCTCGTACCGTTGGTCTTTACGAAACTGACGGATCCAGCCTTAACGATACAATGGTGAAGGGTGAAGTTGCCCCTCGGCATGTAAATGCTCATTACATCTACGACCAGAGAGAGAAGTCTTTCCAACGCGGCGGTGTCGCAGTTGTAGATCTCATCAAAACCAAGTATGTCGGGATGATGGTTTCATTTTATGAATTCCTCGAAGAAATCCTTTGGGGAAAACCTGACGACTCTTCTGACTTGAAAACTCCTTACGGTATTGCCTACTGGGTTGTGAAAAACGCAGTGAAGGGCTTTAACGGCGGAAACCCTGTGGGATTCTCCGACGGTCGTGGCGGGATCAGTTCAGATACTTATGCCAGGTTCCAGAATTACACCGGCACCTATTCTGCTGTGACTAAAGAAGGGCTGCTCCGGGATATGCGTGAAGCTCATCGCAAAAGCCGGTTCCGTTCTCCTGTGTCTCATTCTACCCCTGTTCTTGGTGGAATGCAGAATGGTATCTATACCAATAACGATGTTGTCGGTCTTTTTGAGGAACTTCTGGAAGCTCAGAATATGAACCTCGGAAATGATCTGGCAAGCAAGGACGGTCGCACACTGTTTAAATCTACTCCGGTTACTTATGTGCCGAAGCTGGACGATGACAGCACCAATCCTCTGTACATGCTGGATTGGAAGTGGCTGGCAGTTGGTTGCATGGCTGGCTGGGAAAACAGTCTGTCAGCGCCGTACATGGTACCTGGTAAGCACCTTGTCCGTCGTATTGACCTGGACGCAACTCTGAACATGGTTTGTACTGATCCTCGCCGACAGGCAGTTCTTTACGCAGCATAATGTTTGAAAAGCGGTAAATGAAGTGCATGAAGTAAAACCTTAAAGAACACTGAATAGGAGATACGAAAATGGACGCAAGTTTAAATGGTCATTCCAAAGGTCCTAACATCATAGCCGAATGGGTATGGTTTGAAGGAGCTGATGCTCTTAAAGAGGGCGAAGGTGTTTGTTACAACACCAATTATTTTCCTACTGGCGGCGCGGTAACTGATTATGACGCAAGACGCGGAAATCGTGTCGAACGTCCAAGCGTTGACAATAACAAAGCTTTTGCCGGTGTTGCAGCTCGTAGCTACCCTGCAAGAACTAACGGTCAGCTGATCGAAATTTATGTCCCTGGCAGCAAGGGTGTTAAGGTTGCTCTTGGCGTAAATACCGTTATAAACACTGGTATGCTGAACTTCCAGGTTGGCGGCGGATCTGTAGCTGGTAGATTTTCAAACATGGGTTTTGCAGGTCGTGGAGCTATTATCCCTCGGCAGACAAAAACGGCTGTTCTTTTTGCTGATATGGCTGGCGCAACGTGGTCTATGGCCACTGATGGAATTACCTTAACAGTCGCCAGCACTGTTGGCTTGGCTGCTGGTGATACCATTGTTATTCTCCAGAGTGATCGTGACCTGCTTGCAGGTGTTAAGCGATTGATCCCTGGAAAATATGAAGTCAAATCTATCACAGACGGCACGGATCTCGTATTGACTGCCTCTGCCGCTGATGGAACCTTGACTGCTGCTGTTGGCTGTACTGGTTATGCTTATACAGGTAATCCTACCTGTCAGGCTGATCTGCTTACTGGCGAAGAGTCCGGTGGTGTTCAGTACATAAACGCTCCTACTGCTGGAACTGATGCCCTGATCGGCGTTATGGCTGGCGGTGTTTCGTATATGTGCGGTACCGTGACCCTGGCTGCTGATGCAGAGCATGACCTGGTTGCAGGAACAACTTTCGGCGAAAAGAAAGGGTTCTGGTGTCTTGGAACTTTTACCACTGGCGACTTCGTAATTGATGCCCTTGCCGGTTTTCTTATGGCAGGAACAGCCTCGGCTGAAATCGAAGATATGGACGCGCCTGGTGATTTCGTTTTTCTGGAATGGTTAGGTGTTTGGCGTACAACCTGCACGAATGCAACTGAAGCATAGTCTTTAGTTGATTAATCTTAAAATGGGCCGGATTACGGTCTGGCCCATTTTTTTAAAAGGAAGGAGTATCTTTAGATGGCAGGACAAAACTCAAACAAGGATAAACCAGAAAAAAAGGTAACTGAGATCCGCATTGATGAAGATGCTATCAGTAAATTTGCTGTTCTGGGTTATTCCGAACCCCTCCCTAGCACGCTGGTTTCTATGTACCGGGAATTCAAGCGAAGGAAGGATTTGATAAACCCAGGAAGAATGTCATCTGAAGGTTTTGCTATGGTTTCGATCCTGGCGGAGATGATTGATGGTAATCTTAACTTTATCAAAGGTGACTAAATATGGCTGAATCAACGCTGTCTATTGCCTATGATGACCTAATGCAAGCTGTCGGTATCTATTTAGGGTATGGTGGTGATAGTGATGATTGGGTTGAAGCACAGGAAAATGAAATTGAACTATACGTGCAATCTGGTGTACGGCAATTTTATTATCCTCCCGCTGTTGAAGGTGTAAAAGCTGGACACAGCTGGACATTTTTATTCCCTGTAACAACTCTCGTAACAGCAGCCAATGCAAGCACTGTAGTCTTGCCGGATGATTTAGGCAGGATCACAGGGGATCTGACTTTTGAACCAGAGTTGTATGAACATTCTATCGTGATTGTGAGTGAGGCTCGTTTGGCTGCATTAATGGCCGGAACTGACGACACTGGTATCCCTCGTTATGCTGCCGTAAGAGATCTGGCCCCTACCGGAACAGTCGGCCAGCGCAAAGAGATTGTCTTGTGGCCAATTCCAAACGCTATTTTTACCTTGAATTATAGGTATGAAGCTTATCAGGGTAAATTGACGGACAGTTTGAAATATCCGCTTGGCGGAATGAAACATGCCGAGCTGGTGACTGAAAGCTGTCTTGCTGTTGCAGAACAAAGAGCTAACGATGAGAAAGGTGTTCATTGGGATGCTTTTTCCCGCCTGCTGGTTTCTGGTGTTGCTTATGATAATAAAAATGGCGCTCGTTATTATGGACCGATGGGAGATGGAGCTAATTCTGGCTCCCAACGTGGCGTAAGGCAAACGAGTTATCCTGTAACTTATAAGGAGGAAACTTGGTGATTACGGTTATTGTCGGACTTGGTGCCACTGCGGTTTTGAGTTTCTGGGGTTGGTTAGCAATTAAAACGATCGATCAGGGTCGTAAACTCATAGAGCTTGAGGTAAAAATAACAAACCATGAAAAGAGAGATGATGAACATCTTGAGTGGTTTCTTAAAATGGATGCAAAAATTACTGAAGTAATGGTGAACACAGCAGCTTGTCGTGCTCAATTCGGCGGGTGTAATGACACTACTCAAAAAAGAAGAGTTACAGACAACAAAAATGATGAAACTAAAAAGGAGGACAAATAATGTTATCAAGAATTGCGAGTCTTTTACGGATAAGGCCCCCAGCAGTAGAACCTGAAGGTCTTCTGCTGGCCAGTGGGACAACTGTTCCAACTGACGGCGAAGCAGGGTATCAAACCGGATGTATTTTCCAGCATACTGATGGTAGCACAAACACAGCTCTGTATGTTAATGAAGGAACTGTCACAGCATGTGACTTCAACGCTAAGTAGGTTTATTATGGCAAAACAACGAGAGCTTTCAATATCGTTCCCACTTGGCGGGGTGTCCCGCCGGGTGGGCTATTGGGATAGAGACAAACCTTATACTGCTCCATGGGCTGTAAATGTCCGGGGTGTAGGGCCTCTGGAGGATCGTGAACGTGGCGGTTCAAGGCCAGGTTTGACGAAATTGCATTCAAACCAGTTCCATGACGGGAACGGGGAGATCTCTGCGATTGCCTGTTCACGAATTGTGGATGGTGATGGCGGCCATCAGTATGATCTTTATGTTATTGCTGATGGCTCGTTTTATATTCTTCGGGGAGGTACTGTAACACCTGGGACATCGGTGCTGCAAACCGACGAAGGCGATACCATAATGACAGAGGACGACCATGAAATTGTCTTTGAGTCTGTAGTCACAGACGGGAACCCTTTAACGACTGTAGGCGGTTTTGATACGACAATGTTCGGAGGGAAGCTGTATATCGCTGATTCTGAGTTATCTGCATACGATCCGAACACCGGTGTTCTTGATGTAATAGTAGCCACTGTTGGCTCGATTCCAACTCTCCAGCCTCTTGTGGCAGCTTATCGTGGAAGGATATTTCTTTCTGGTGCAAATCATGTTTGGTATGCTTGTCGGCAGGGAGATCCCTCAGATTGGGATTTTGGTAATGACTATGAAGACACAGCCCGTGCTATTGCCGGGCAATCTGGTGAAGCTGGGAACATAACAGGAGTTGTCACGGTTATGATCTCTCATAGCGATAAATTCCTGGTTCTTGCCACTCCAAACAGTCTCCATGTCCTGAACGGGGATCCTGCAGATGGAAATCTGACCACTGTGAATAGTCATATCGGAATAATTTCATCAAGAGCCTGGGCTATGTCTCCGGACGGGGTTGTGGCTTTCTTGAGTTATGATGGCGTTTATCTTTGGAAACTTGGAAGCGCTACGGACCCGGTTCGTTTTAGCGATGAGCGTGTGCCTGAACTCCTGAAAGATATTGATACTGAGACTAATATTGTTCTCATGGAATATGATATTAAGTCAAAAGGGTATCACCTGTTTGTTACACCTTCGACCGGATCCGGAACACATTGGTGGCTGGATGTTGAAAATAAAGCCATGTGGCCTGTAATCCTTCCTGAAACACAACAGCCTGTAGCGATAGCACGATATGATCTGGGAAGTGAACGCCAAGAGGTTATCCTTGGTTGCCAGGATGGTTATCTAAGGAAATTTTCAAGTGCTGCCACAACTGATGACAGTACGGCTCTCAATAGTTATGCAGTTCTGGGGCCATTCCGGCTAACAACTGGAGATAATCTTGATGCAATGATGAAAGAACTCAGAGGAACACTTTCTGATAATGCCGGAACTGTGACCTGGAGGGCATTTGTGGGAGAAAGCGCGGAAGATGTGGGAGATGAGGCGGTGGCGGCGATCACGGCACTTTTAGCATCCTCGACACCTTCTGCGGTTAAAGCGTCTGGTTCTTGGCTTGAAAACAGAAACCGAATAGCGCGACCGCGTGCAAGAGGACAATGGTGTGCAATCTTATTATCATCTGCAACTAGATGGGCTTATGAGTCTGTTGCGGTTACAGCTAAAACACTTGGGAGATTAAGAAATGGCTATTAAAATATCAGCAATGACAGAAGATTCCAGTATCGGCGGTAGTGAGAAGATCCCTGTATCTGATGCCGGTACCGCAAAGAGCATAACAACTGGAGGAATTAAGGATTATACCATCGACCAAATGGAGGCAATTGTCGCTGCATCCGGGGTAACGGGGGCCGATGGCGTTTTTATCCTCCAGGGCGGTGTTCTGAAGCCTGTGGACATTGATCTTGTGGCCCAGCATGCCATTGATACTATTTGGGCGAAGGTTGCTGAGGGGACCCCTGACGACGCTGACATTCTTGCTCTTAAAGATGGCGGAGTAACTGAGAAAACCGTTACCCTGGCAAACTTGGCAAGTTATCTCAGTAGTTCGGTGCAGGTTGCTACTATTGACGCGATTGAGGCACTTTCCGCTGGTTCTGGAGTAACTGGCAGTGATAGCGTTTTTATTCTTCAATCTGGTGTTTTGATGCCAGTAGATATTGATTATATCTCACAATATGCCCTTACTGCTATGTGGGGGAAAGCAGCAGAAACAGCCCCAGACGATGCTGATGTAATGGTTCTCAAGGATGGCGGGTCCGTTGAGAAGACCGTAACCTTGGCCAACCTAACAACATATTTTAATACTGCTTTGCAAGCAGCTGCTCTCAATTTGTCTGGGATAACTTCGGCCACGCTTCCTTTAAGTGATGCAGATATGTTTCTGGTCACGCAAACCACTACCGGGAAAAAATTGACTTATGCAAATTTAACTGCTGCGATATATGGGGCCTTGGCTGCTCATGTCACTGCCTTAGACGCTGTTGTCACAACGGTTGACAGTGACACTTTTTATGTATTACAAAGCGGAACCGCCAAAAAAATGACGCTATCTCAACTCCTGGCCCATGCTGGATCTCCAGTAACCGGCCCAGGAGATGCAGTAGCAGATTATATTCCACAGTGGAGTGGGGGCAATGCTTTAAAAACTGGATTATTGCTCGGTACAGAAATATTTGAAGCAGGGTCGGACACCATTATCCCTACGACCAAAGCTGTTCGTGATGAGCTGGACACTGTTGTTTATGACTCTAGCGATATTGCTGCAGATCTTGTAGACGCTGATACAATCCTAATTGATGATGGTGCAGCTGGGACAACTCAGCGCAAAGGAGCTATTAGCCGGTTATGGACATATTTTATTGGAAAGATCCAGGGTTTAACAGCCAAAACTTCTCCTGTCGTTGGTGATATTCTAATGATTCAGGACAGTGCTGACGGTAGCGCTCTGAAAGAATTGACGCTCGGCAATCTGTGGGACAATCTTTATGCTGCCGCTGCTGCTTCAGGGATAAAATTAGATGACCTGGCTACCCCTGATGACAACACTGACCTTGATTCCAGCCTTACTGAACATGGTTTGCTGCTGAAGCTCGGTGGAGGCACAACTAACTTCCTTAGAGCTGATGGCTCCTGGGCGACACCTCCAGACGAGAATGACGATACAGTTTATGACGGTGACATCGCTGATCTTAATATCAACGGCGGAACCGATATAGGTGCTGATCTTGTCGATGCAGATTTGATAATTGTCGATGACGGGGCTGGCGGCACAAACCGAAAGAGTACAATGAGCAGGATATACACATATATTAGTGGAAAATTATCCGCGTTTAAGCTGGATGATTTAGCAGCCGGTGAGGATAATACTGACCTCAATGCTACTACGGGTGTCCATGGATTACTCCCAAAACTCGGTGGAGGCACAAATAACTTCCTTAGAGCTGACGGAACTTGGACAACACCTCCAGATACTCTTTATGATGGTGACATCGCTGATATAGACATAGATGGTGGAACGGACATTGGAGCCGACTTGGTTGACGCAGATTTGATTGTTGTTGATGACGGGGCCGGAGGAACAAATAGAAAAAGTGCTATGAGTAGGGTCTGGACATATATCAACTCAAAGATTACTACTACCAAGCTGGATGATATGGCTACCCCAGATGATAACACTGATCTTGATTCTACTCTTACTGAACATGGATTACTTCCAAAACTCGGTGGCGGGATAACTAATTATTTGAGGGCTGATGGAACTTGGGTTCAGCCAGGTGTTGCTGTTGGGTGGGATGGCCTGATCACTGATATGGACATAGACGGCGGAACAGACATTGGAGCTGATCTTGCTGACGCAGATTTGATTGTTGTTGATGACGGGGCCGGAGGAACAAATAGAAAAAGTGCTATGAGTAGGGTCTGGACATACGTCAGCGGAAAAATCGGTTCTTTGTCTTTAGTTATTGCTAACCTTGACATCGACGGCGGAACCGATATAGCTGCTGATCTCGTTGATGCGGATTTGATAATAGTTGACGACGGCGCTGGCGGAACAAATAGAAAAAGCGCTATGAGTCGGGTCTGGACATACATCTGGGCGCAATTTCTTGGTGCTACCAACAAAGCCACTGTCGTTGGGGGTGATATTTTGGCCATCCAGGACAGCGAAGCGGCAAGTGTTATTAAAGAATTAACTTTAACCAATCTCAAGGCTTTCCTAGACGCAGAATATGAAGAGATTTTTATTCCTGCAGGGGCCTTAATTCCAAGCGTAACAAACGGCGCAGTTGCGGAAACAATTGAATATGGGACGAATGATATGTCCCATGATGTAATGACTTACGCCGGGGCTGATAATGATACCCATTCGGAGTTTGACATCGTTATGCCTCCTGGGTGGGATTTAAGCACTTTGAAATTCAAGGTTCTTTGGACGAATGGCCACGCAGACGCAAACGCCAGTGAATATGTAGAATTTGAACTTGCAATGGGCGCAAGATCAAATGATGATCCTTTAGATGCTGCTCTCGGTACAGCTATTTCTATAGCTGATCAGCTAATTGCAGATGATGATTTACATACAACGGCTGCAAGTGCAGCTTTGACCGTTGGCGGGACCCCAGCTTTGGGTGATTTGATCCACGGCAAGCTGTCAAGAGATTACGACCATGATGGCGGTGGTACGGCAATGGATGTAGACGCTTATGTTCTTGGCCTGTTAATACAAATAAAGAAAACTAATACGGTGGCAGCATGGTAATTTTACCTCACAGACGGAGAGCGTTCCGGGGTGATGATATTGTAGAATGGCTTGCAGGAGATATAGATGATGCGACATATGATTCTAAGTCTTATGATTTTTCTGGGGATGATGCCGGTTTGATTCAATCACTCAACGGTCTTTGGTTTTCCTCTGATGGATTACATATGGCAATAATCTCAATTGCTGATCGTATTGGACATTATACTTTATCAACCGCTTGGGACGTTTCTACAGCAACATATCATTCTTTACATCATGTATCTGAAGAAATTACTTTTGGTTCTATCTCAGCAGATGGAAAGACAGCTTATATGTTAGAAGCTAATAGCTATATTTTTACTGCCCCAATTTCAAGTGCATGGAATTTGGCTACTTTAGGGAATGAAACTAGACAGACTACTGTACCAAATTCTCAAATTACCACTCCGGATACTTATTTTATTAATGCTGTAGGTACAAAAATGTATATTGAGGATAATAGTGACGACACAATCCATCAATATACACTTTCAACTCCTTGGGATTTTTCTACAGTATCTTATGATTCTAAAGCTTATGATCATTCTTCTCAAAGCACACAGGCCAGAGGTTTTTTTCTAAGTTCTGATGGTTTAAAGTTATATATACTTGATTCAACTGATGATGCTGTGCTCCAATATACTTTATCAACTGCTTGGGACGTTTCTACAGCATCATATGACTCTAAAAGTTATGACGTTACTTCAGTAGTTGATAGTACACAGGGTGGATTGTTTTTTAAAGATGATGGCACAAAATTTTATATACTTTCAATAACAAATAAAACTATTTATCAATTTTCATCCTGATCAAAGGAGTATAGAAAATGGAAAAGATTACAATACCAAGCGACATTTCTGATCCGATAGAAGTACAAAACCCAGATGTTTCTGGCTGGTACATTACTGAACATATGTCAACTGCAGATCCAAACGCTCTTGGCTGGCTTTTGGCCCAAGGTTGGCAGGTTTGGAGCACATCGTCATATAGCACTATAATAAACATTAATACATCAACAACGACCATCACATACAGTTTAAGGCGTACTAGAATTAATAGTGTTAAGGTCCTTGAAACTTTAACCAATGATTATATTGCTGCATATAATGAAGGTCGGGACGTAAACGATCAGCGATACGATTATGCTATTGATTTGTATAAGAAAGTTATCGAGTCCATTGAGGAAGAGTTTGAACTCCTTGACCCGGTTGGTGGTTCTAACGTGACAGCTCTCCAGGAAATGATAGACGGTTTCGATTCGGACCTCACTGCTTTTGAGAATAAGGTTCGAGATACATTAGTAAAAATGATAGCAATTGAAGAAACTACCATAACTGCATTGGACACTGATGAAATAGCGCTTGTAAACTCTTTTGTAGCCGAAGAAACTGCAGCCACAAGTCAATTATTTTCTTTGACTGATGGGATCGTTGACGATTATGAAACTGCACAAAAAGCAAATATTAACGCCAAATTTGATGCGGAACTGGCAAAGATGAACGATAGCTTGGTCCAGAGAGGGATGTACAATTCTACTATCGCTGTCCCGACCGCTAATGGGATAGAAAGGGAGCGAGAACTTGCGTTATTAAGCGTTGATGATACTGTAGCAAAGCAGAAAATATTATTACAAGAACAGCTGGCCAGCTATCAAAATGGGTCCAGGTCACGGTTAAGCAGTTTCCAAACTCAAATAAAAGAGATGGTTTATTCTAATAAAAACCAATCAAACACTCGGATGTACCAAGCTCGATTAGCCCTTGAAAAATTGCTTTATGATGCAATGGCAGATAAACAAACGAAAAAGTTTTCAGCTCAAGAAAGTATTTGGAAATTAGTTACCGAAATGATTGTGCAGCGTATTAGTTTAAGAAATGAAGCAGTTGTCAAGCTTTGTGACTTTGTTGAACGCAGAACTGATTCATACCCGGATCTTAGCACTATTAGCGATGCGGTTGCTAAAATTGGAGTTGGATCTGTTGAAGGAGGTTCCCCTTAATGGGCTTTTCTCTCCATAAAAAAACAAGACCTTTTGGACTTATCAGGACACCTTATAACCCGCAATCCGGGAAAAGGTTAGATCTTGCTTATAATGACGGTGATATTATAGCCATGGATATAATATCAATTCCAAGTAGTCTCTTGGACAAACATACTGATATTATTTGGTGTAAGCCAAACCTGCACGAAAGTATAGAGCTTATTGCAGTAACAAAACCGTACTTATTTATGAGGATCCCTTTTGATGGAAAAGTCATTAATAACATTGGATATGTCTTCACAGACAATTTCACTAGAATAGCCACTGAATTTGACGATGATGGCGTAGAAACTGGAGTTTCTGAAACCCAGCTCATAACACCGTCTTATATCGTTGGCGAACAACTTCTCATTGCTCGATGTCATGGGAAGTGGATTGATATGAACACAGCTGGCCGATGTTGGGCTGTTGAGCCAGAAGAGGAAGAAGAGGAACCAGAACCATGAGCGAAGCTCTTAGGTCTCCACTTGGTGCTTTTTATAGATCCCCCCTAGGAGTAAGGACGAAGTTCCTAGAATATGATCCTCCTGATTTTAGCATTAATAAGCAGCGTATTGACGAATGGGAACTTACTTTAGGGCTAAACAGCTATGGTCTGCCTTATTACCCTTTATCAGCGTATGCCGAATACCGTGGTAATTATCAAATAGAGTATTCTTGGTATTTGCCATTCTTTTCAAAGGGTATTCAATTCCATGGCCCTATTTATGATCGACCATGGATGGATGGTATAATAATTATGTCCCCCACTCCTGTAATTATCGAAGAAACAAGATGGTTATCAACTATTACTTGCCTCGAAGGAGGATTATTATTGAAAGGTGGTGGTAGATATACTGGTACAACAGTAGGGGAAAGAGAATACAATCTTACTCTAGGTTCACTTAGCGGTAGTTATGTCCATGCTGACGCAAACCCCAACTTAGCATATCCTGATTATGAAGAAAGATATACGGGGGATTTGGAGACAATCCCTGCATGGGGGACCCCTAGGGAAACACTTTATAACGTTAGTCTCTCTGAACTAAGAGCTGCAGGGTTTAATGCTTATGGAGGTCGAAAATTAAAACTTTATATGACCTTGATTCCTGTAGGATGGAGCCGTATATATTTCGATATTAAAAATTTGTAAATAAGGAGAATAAAAAATGCCTATCACGATGAAACATGGAACGAACCCGGCTTCAGTAATCCAGGCTAAATTTGCAGGCGGGCGCGGTGAACAACTCGGCAAAATGAAGCTAAAAGGATTAGACAATCTTGGTAGGCTTGATAGACAGCGGATCCATGAAGAGAGCCGGGCGGACATCGCGGATCAAGTCGGTGAAAATAGACTGAATCGACTGAAAACGAAAAATGCGTTTGAGTACGATGAAGCTTCACGTAAACGTCTGGGAGACAGAGAAGATACTCTATTTGAATCCGGGCTGGATCGCGGCACTTTTGAATTTGAGCTTACTGCACAACAGAAAGCTGATGACGAAAAATATAAAAATGATATGTACGAACTCCAAAATAATCCTGATTTTGATGAGGATCAGAAAGACCAGGGGTTGCGTTTACTTGCACAGAAAAGGGCAGGGATTAAGGGGATAGAAGAACTACCTGAAAAATCAAAGTATCTGGAAGGACAAGGTGAAGGAGAAGTTTGGTTCGATGAGGCAAAGGGCCAAAAATTTACCCGCGACCTTACCGGCCAAGTAAAATCTGAGACCTGGGAAAAACCTGGTACTTTCGGTTTTAGCGATAAAATAAAACTCTGGGACTCTTCAAGGGAAGCAGCGACGGATTTAACCACTGGAGTTATGGATATTAAAAATGCTGAAAAAATTTTTAAACAGGGCCTAAAAGTCATTAGCCTTGGGGAAGCTCCAGAAGCAGAAGGGAAAGACACCCCAAGAACAATTCAGGACATAGTTGACAAGGCTGAAGGTCTGGGTGCTGATCGGCGCGGGGAGATTGCAGCCGCAGATCCGGTCAAAGAAGTTGAAGGGATCGCTGCTCCGGAAGTGGTAGCTTCTAATCCCGAAGCTAAAGCTGCTTGGAACGAAAGGGTTACAGCTGTTGAGGATGCCAGAAGGAAAGTAACTGCCATTAAAATTGGAACTGAGAATGGCCAGCTTGAAAGCTTAGATGCGATCGGGACAGAAATAGCCCAGGCAAAAGAAGCCCTTGCTGCTGAAGTAAAAACTCACGGGAAACAGGGCTATAAAAGGAAAAAAGGCGAGAAACGTACAAAACCAACATACTATACAGACGATACCCGCGATGCAAGGCAAGTTAAGGCTAAAAAGGAAATCAAGGCACTTGAAGAAAGACGAGACTTCATGAAAGATATGGAAGACAAATTGAAATTAAAAGCTATGGCAGAAGAGAAAAAACTTCAGATCCTTAAAGACAGCATGAAGGTGGCTAAATAATGAGAACAGAGAACCTTACTGAAGACTTCGTGAAACAGGCGCGTGGAATGGGATTGACAGCTGAAGATATGGCTTCCGGAGAATCTGAGGCCGACGGTAAGAAATTCGCAAAACAGTTTAAAGGGCATGAGGACACTATTTTGAGAGGGCAAATAGCTCAAAATGTGTCTGATATTGCCGATATGCAGCTTGGAGAAAATGAGCGTTTCCTTGACAAAGCTCGGATAAAAAGAGACACGGAATCCGTCCCTGATAATTTTTTCGGAAGACAGGCCATGGGCCTTGCTTCAGGGATAACAACAAAAGTTGCAGCACTCACAAATCGGCCTTTTAATTCAGAGCTTTCAGACGAGATGGTTAGGTCTGATCAGGCTGTTCAGCAGGGCGTTAGACAAAAAGACGAAGAACAGCTCGGCAGTAAAGGCGCGCGAGTTGCCGGTTGGGTTCGGGGTGCCGGGGATTCGATTGTTACAGCTCTGGGCCTTGCAGCGGGTGGTCCCTACACCATTGCTGCAGGATTCTCTATGATGGAGGGGAATGACGCACTGACTACAGCCACAGACAAGGGGCTGGAGGGGTCAGAGAGACTAAGTTATGCTGGTCGTACGGCTCTTATTGAGGCTGCTTACGCCATGACGTTTCAAAAGCTCGGGTATGGAGGTTTTGAATCTACATTTGGAGGTACAAAACAGTCTTTAGAAACTGGTATGAAATCAATTTTTAAACATGTTGCAAAGGTCTTAGGAGCGGAAGAGGTAGAGGAAAATTTAACAGAATTGACACACCTTGGAAATAGAAAATATAGCGACATTGATCCGGAGGCGCTGTCAATATCAAGCATTATAGATACCATGATTGACACCACCGCTACAGTAGCTATTGCGAGCGGAACAATGGGCACCATCCAGGGTGTTGGAAACCAGAAAGACGCAAAAGAGCGGCGGTCTACAATTGCCTCAGTTCTTAA